TCATCCGTTCTTCCCTCCGAACTTCCTGCGGTTCTTCCGACTCTTCGACCGGCCGCCGCGGGTCAGCGTTGCCCGCTCCGGTGGCTTCGTCGAGACGTGCGCGTACTCGCACCGTCCGCAGGTGTACGCGTACTTGGGGTATGACTCGCCAGTCGGCCGGGCGGAGAACTCGGCCGCCTTGGCGGCCAGCCACCGTGACGCGTCCTCGACCGACTCGAACGATCGCTTCCCCGTGGCAGGGCAGCGGGGCAGTGGGGTGGTCACGTTTCCCCCGTCAGCGGTAGAAGCCAGCCGGCGCCGTCTGCCGGGGGACGGCGGGGCGGCACGGGGTCGGGCAGACGTACACGGTCGGTGCGGCACCCGACGGCGAGTCGGGGGTGATGGGGCGGGGCTCGCCCTGGATCAGCTCACCGCAGCAGTCGCAGCGTCGCGTCATCGGCGCCCCTCCCGGACCAGCCGGTACAGGACTCGGCTCGTGGGACACCGCTCGGCAGCGTCCGTGCACTGCTCGCAGCACGGCGCGTGGTCGAAGAGCCCGCGGTGCGCACGCTCGCCGGCGTGACGGCGGCAGGCTCGCGGCCACCACCGCCCGCCTGGCCCGTTGTGCTCGCCGAGGTCAACCGCCGAGTCCGCCGTGAGCGGCTCGGCGCCCCACACGCAGACGGCGCCGCGTACTTGATCGGCCGTCAACTCGTCGAATTCCGGCAGACCGAGGACGGCGAGCACGTCGGGCGGTACGACGTCGACTCTGGACTCGGTGTCGACGGGGTGCTGTGTCGTGCTCATCACGCGGCCTCCGTCGCCCTGGCCGACTGCGCGGGAACGAGCGCAACCCGCAGGTGCGCGTACAGCGCCTCGGCCTCGGCGCGGCTCATGACGAGCGGAACGTCGCCGCGGTGCTCGTCGAGGTCGTACAGGGCGACGGGCACGCGGATCTCACCGGTCATGGCGTCGCGGGTGGGCGACTCGTCGCGGCGCAGCGAAGCGTGTAAGCGGGCACGGCTGCACATGGTGACCCCCGGTCGGTAGTCGGTGGAGCGTCACCGTAGATCAGCTACCGACCGGTAATGGGGACAGAGTGTCCCCCTGTCCCACGCTGTCCCCCTTGCTCAGCTCGCCGTTGGCACGCCGATCGACTCGGCGAGCCTGCTCGCCTCGGGCCGCATGGCCCGCGGGGCGTGCCGCCACAGGTCGGCGGCGACCGACCGGGCCGACGGGGTGTACGCGACGGTCTCGGCGCCGATCTCGTAGGCCATCTGCATGACCTTCAGCGCGGCCGTGCGGTCGCCGCGTTGCAGGTGCCCGCGGGCGACCTCGACCCACAGTCGGGCGCGGCGCTCGACGGAGGGCATGGCGTCGGGGTCGATGTCGTCGGCGAGTCCGATCGCGCGGGCGCTCTTACGGAGGTCGCAGGCCACTGACACGGCGTGGAAGTCGACATTCGCCCGGCCGAAGACCGTGCTGGGGTGCACGTAGGTCGCGGGCAGGGACTTCGCGACGTGGTCGCCCCTGTCCCAGTACCGCCACGCCGTCCCGTCGCGCCCCTCACGAGCCTCGGTCACCGCGGCGTGGAGCTGCAGCGCGCCGTAGATTCCGTGCCAGTCGTCGGGGGCGTCGTCGTTGAGGTGCGGGCGAATCAGGTCGGCCGCTTCGAGGACGACGCGCAACGCCTCGTCGGGGTAGGCGGTCTCCCGCAAGATGTTGCCCAGGTTCCAGGCGGCGGCGGCGATCGCGGCGGGCTGGTCGGCGTCCTGCGCCGCGGTCAGCGCCCGGTCGGCGACCACCCACGCCAACTCCGCGGGGGCGACGTAGGCGGTGGCCTGCCCGGTGAGCCGGTACACGTCGGACAGGGCGACCAGAGCAGCGCGCCGCTCGGCGCCGTCGAGGGCACGTACGGATGCCTCGGCGTCGCGGATCAGGTCGGGCAGCAGCGCGCCGACCTCGGTGCGGTTGTGCTGCGAGGTGTGCCATAGCCGCCATGACTGGTCGACGCGGCCCTGCAGCACGGCCGGGTCGACGTGCCGGGCGGCGGGCGGGGTGATGGACATGGGGCGGTTCATGACGGCGGCCCACACCTCGGGTAGGACGGGGTGAGCGAGCCGGCCGGACGGTACGGGCTGCGTCGGGCCGCTGCCGCCGGTGATGGCGGAGAGGTCGGAGAGCTGCAGGGCGGCGCCGAGACGCATCAGCAGGTCGTGTGAGCGCAGGTCCCGTTCGCCGGATTCGATCTTCTTGAGCCAGTCGGCGCCGCGGCCGCACATCTGCGCGAGGGCGGCGCGGGTGAGACCTCTGGATTCGCGGAGCATTCGGATCCGCTCGCCGGTGCTGAGTTCGTCGTCCATGGCGCTCCGTTCGGGTGAGGCGGTGCCTATCGCCAGAGTACGGCGGGAGTCAACGGCCACCCTCGGGAACGACGAAAGCGCCCCTGCCCGGCCGTAAGGCCAGACAGGGGCGGTGTCGTTCACGCGATACGACGGCGCTCGGCGGGCAGCGCGAGCGGGCCCGCCGACGGGTCCGGCGTGTCCGGTGGTGGCGCGTTGTCGCGGCGGCAGACGAGCGCGTCGGGATCGTCCGGCGGGGGCTGCAGGCTGTACCCGCCCGGGCACGTCTGCCCGTCGCGGCCGTCCTTACCGTCCTTGCCGTCCTTCCCCGCAGGACCGGCCGGCCCCTGCGCCCCCTGCGGCCCCTGCGGACCGGCCGGCCCGGGCGGGCCGGTGACCGTCGCGCCCGGTTCGCCCGGCGCACCCTCGCCGCCGTCCTCGCCCGCCGGACCGGGCGGACCAGGTGACGGCGACGGGGCGTCCTCGCCCGGCTCGCCCTTTGGACCACGCGGCCCAGCCGGGCCCGGGATCGGCACCGGAACCTCCGCACGGTCCGGCAAGTCCTCGACCGCCCGCGCCGGATCCGGCGCCGCCGGCGTCTCCCCCTTCGCGGACACCTGCGCCCGCAGCACCCGCACATCGCCGGCCAGTGTGCTCACGGCGTCGCCGCGCCGGTTCGCCTCGGCGGCCAGAGCGTCCGCCCGGCGCGCTTCGGTGTCGATGCGGAGCCACACCAGGACGATCGCGCCGGCCAGCACGAGCAGCACCGCGGCGACCGCGAGGGGACGCCACTGCTGCGCGAGGATCGGCTGTGCATGACGACGCTTCACGTGGGCTGTCCCCCTAGCTCGACGATCCGCTCGCGTAGCTGCGCGTTTTCGGTGGTGAGTTCCGCGATCCGCGCCTGCAGAGCAGCCTTGTCCGCGCGCTCACTGGCGAGTTCGGCGTACGCCGCGGCGAGCAGCCGTTCGTTTTCGACGATCTGCTCGCGTGCCTTGTTGCGCTCTTCCTGCAGGTTGTCGACGAGCGACGAGTAGCCGCCGAGGACGGCGCCGCTGTGGTTCGCGCGGTTCTCGCCGCGCTTGCCGATCAGGGCGCCGATTGCGGCTGCGAGCCCGACGACGATGGTTCCGACGGCGCCGAGCGTCGCAGCGTCCACGGGCGACCTCCGATGGTGCAGTGCTGTGTAACCGCGGCTGGTCGGCCGACGTCACCCGAGAGTGGTCGGGCCGCTGCCCGCGTCGGGCAGGTAGCGGGCGCCCTCGACGGGGTCGAGCTGCTCGACCTTCGGGTACGCCGGCGGCCGGGCCCATCCGAGGAACAGTCCGGCGAGGTTCTGCAGCACGGTGCCGCGGGCGCGCTCGCCGAGCAGTTCGAGCAGCCTGAACACCAGGTAGTAGGCGAGCGCGAGAATGACCGTCACGGCGCCGGTGGCGGCGGTCGAGTCGAAGTCGATGCCAGCGTGCGCGGCGAGGGTGAGCAGCCATCCGGCGACGAGCGGGACGCCCGTGCGCATGGCGGAGATGAACAGACCGGGCATGGCCGGCCCCCTTCTCTGTGGTGGGTGAGCCCGGCCGCCGCGGTGGCGGCCGGGCGGTGGATCAGGCGACGACGGTGAACCCGTGCTTCGCGCCGAGCTTCCGCAGCGACGTCATACCGGGGTAGCCGTTCGCGTCCGTGCCGCTGTAGCCGAGCCGCCGCTGATACAGGGCGTACGCGCTCTTGGTGGCGGTGCCCGCGTGCCCGTCGGCGTACTGGCGGGCGAGCAGCCCCTCGGCGACGAGCGCGTCCTCGACGTACCGCGTGGGCGCGTACGAGACCGGAGTGCCGGACTTGGGAGCGTCGCGCTTGAACGCGGCGACGAGCTGCTTCAGGCTCACGGTCTTCTTCGCGGCCGCGGCCCCGGACGGCAGCTTGATCTTCTGCCCGACGCTGATGCGGTCCGGGTTGTTGATCCCATTCAGCGACACGAGCGCCTTCGTCGTCGTGCCGTGCTTCGAGGCGATCCCGGACAGGGTGTCGCCCTTCTTGACCGTGTAGGTGCCGCCCGTCGTCGACGAGCCGCCGCTGCTCGCCGCCTTGTACTTCGGGCGGCCGAACCCGGCGATGTCCGCGACGACCCTGACGCGCCGGGCGCAGACGTTCGCCGTGTTGCCCTCGATCGTGTACACGTACTTGTGGTCGGCGGAGACGCCGGTGACGATGCCGACGTGGTCGATCGCGGCGATGCTCGACGAGCCTGCCCAGTCGAAGAACACGATGTCGCCGCGCCGGATCCCCGAGCCCTTGATGCCGTTCGTCATGGCGTGCCACTCGCCGGCGTCCTTGAACCGCTGCGCGTGTGCGACGGTGTACGCGTAGTCGGTGCCGTGCAGCACCGCGTCGCGTTCCCCGGCCTGCGTGGCCCAGTACGTCACCGCGGCGTTGCACCAGGGGAAGTTGTAGTTGTAGGCGCTGCCGTTGCGCTGCCGGTACCAGGTCTGTATGTGGTTCGGCTCGCCGAGCCCGATGGACTTCTCGGCCTGCGCGATCATCCCTTCGAGGCTCATGCCTTCGCGCCCCCGTCCTCGGTGGTGTCGGCGGCGGCCGGGGCGTCGTCCTCGACGGCTGGCTCGTCGGCCGGTTCGCCCTCGCCGTCCTGGTCGTCGACGGCGGCGTCGCTGCCGGTGTGGTAGCCGGCCATGTCCGCCGGGCCGTACTGCTCGGCGAGCCGCTCCTGCTCGTTCTCGACCGTCGGCCCGTTGCCGGTGCGCACTAGGTGCGCCGCCTGCTCTTCCTGGTCGCCGAGCCTCTCGGGCACCGACCGTTCGGTGTCACCCATGGGTGAGCCCCTTCCGTGGGCATGAAAAGGCGCCCGTCACCGGTCGGTGCGAGCGCAGATGTGCTGTGCGGCGGGCTGGTCTAGCTGACGAGGTTCTGCCCGGGCGTTGCTGTGCCGCCGGCCCAGTCGGTTACGGCGGCCGCGCCAGCAGCGAGAGACAACGCGGTACCCGCAGGCCACGACGACCCGCTCAAGTCGTTGTTGATGACCATGCCGCCGGTCGCGCTGCCTGTGACGTCGATACCGAGCGCCATCACACCGCCGCGCAGGATCGTGTTCGCCGTGATGCGCGGGCGGGCGCTGCTCGATGTGGCCCGGATGCCGGATCCGGCGCATCCAGACACCCGGTTGCCGGTGACGGAGATGTCCGATCCGCCGCCGACGTAGACGCCGTGCCCGTTGCCGCCGACGACGGTGTTTCCCTGCGCGTGACCGCCGGTGCAGGATTCGAGGCCGATCGAGGAGCCACCGGCGTTTGCGCACTGGTTGCCGCTGATCATCGGGGCGGTGCAGTTGATCGCGTAGACGCTGCTGCTCGTGCAAGCGCTGATCTTGTTGGTGGCGATCTGCGGCTGGTCGGCCTGCGACACGTAGATGCCGGTGGAGCCGCTGCCGGTGACCCGGTTCCCGACGATGGATACGCCGCTCGGGCGGGCCGTCGCGAAGCCGATCACACGGATAGGGCTGCTGCCACCGGCGGGGCCGCACACATTGCCGTGGATGCTGATGTCCTGGCAGACGTTGGTGTACCCGGCGACGGCCGGGTCAGGGCCGGTGACGATGATCCCGGCGCTCCCGGTGCCCGTCACGACGTTGTCGGCGATGACGGCGCCCTTCCACGCGTAGGCGCGGATGCCCTCCTGCAGCGTGCCCTCGATCCGGTTGCCGATGATCTGCACGTTCTCGCACCACGTGTTCGCGTCGACGCTCGTGTGCGATCCGACGGCGCGCCCCGGCGGCCCGAGCCGGTCGGATGGGCCGAAGTAGCAGCCCTCGATGAGCACGTCGCGGCTCGGCGTGCCGTCGAAAGCGCCGTTGATGCCCGACCCGGAAATCGCGAAGTCGAGCTGGATCGCTTCACGGAACGAGGAACTGCCGTCGCCGGTGTTGTCCTTGAACCCCTCGAAGCGGCAGCCGATGACGCGGACGCCCTTCGACGCGGTCATGTCGATGGCGTGCGCCCCGGAGACGTTCCGCACGGTGACATCGCGGTACAGCACGTCCCGGTTGTGGCCCATCAGGAACGCGTCCACGATCGCCGTGACCGTGCCCGTGGTGCCGTCGGCCGCGTTGACGTCCCAGACACCGCCGTAGATCCTGATCCGGGAATGCCCGGTGTATCCGGTGAGCGTCCTCTCGTCCTCGCGGTACAGCTTGGCGAGCCCGCGGTTACCAATGGCCTTGACCGTCGCCCCGTAGGCGATCACGGTCGTCCCGGTCAGAATGTGCAGGTAGTCAGAGATCCCGTACGTCCGGCCGGGCGGCAGGTACACGATGCCACCGCCGGCCGCGTACGCCGCGTCGAGTGCCGCCTGAATCGCGGCGAGATCGTCGGTGACGCCGTCCCCGCGGGCGCCGTACGTGGTGACGTCCCGGACCATGTCGCCGCCCCCGCCCTGGCCCCCGCCGCTGGTGCTGTGCGCCTCGATCCACGCGCGGGTGACACCACCGGCATCCGCCCACATGCCGGCGACGTTGTCGGGGCCGGAGAAAAGCGGCAGGCCGCCGTACTGGTCGGACGTGACGCTGCTGGTCGGTGCCCCGCCGGCGTCGATCAGATCCGTGTACTGCGTGCCCTCGGTGGCCGCGTCCCAGAACGTGATCTCCGTGTTCGGGGCGACGCCCCACACGCCGTCCGCCGGCTGCACCACGTAGTCGGCCATGCCCCGGCCGTAGGTCATCCGCATGTCATACCGCCCAGGTCAGAGATTCGGCGGACACGCTCTCGCCTACCGCCATCGTCGGGTGTTCGGTGAGCCAGATTTGACCCGGGTATTTCGCGTCGTTCTTCGCGTAGATCGTCACGCGGCCGACTCGCAGACCCGTAATGGTCACCGTGAAGTGCTGGGAGCGGGTCGGAGGCTGGAACTCGCCGGGAAGCACGACCGGCAGTCGCGTCTCGGTCGCCGCAGGCAGGCTCTGGATCCGTCGCTCAAACGCGGCCATGCGCAGCGTGACGATGCCGTCCTTCCGGACGAGTACCGAGTCGGCGGCGTTGATGGACCACCCGGCAAGGGTCAGCTTCTGCAGGATGACTTCGCCGCTGTCCTGGTACACCGTGCGCCACGTCGCGCCGTCCCACATCACGACTCGGCCGGTGTCCGTCTCGAACGCCTCCTCGCCCGGCACCGGGTTCGGGTTACGCGACGTCGACGTGCACGGCCGTCGCCTGCTGCCGACGTACAGTTCGCCACGCGTCACGGTGACCGCCGTCGCCCCGTTCAGCACGGCGACGTCGGCGAGACGGATCTCGTACACGCCCGTCACGCCAGTGTCCTGAGTCAGTGCGGGAGCGCGGCCCCCCGGTGCGCCCTGCTTGACGACCGCGCGTACGGTCCAGGTGGCCCGGTCGAGTCGTAGCACCACACGGTCGTTACGTGTCTGCCCCGACACGTTCGAGGCGATGGGCAGGACCACCTCCTGTCCGCCGGACGACCAGCCATGCCCCCGCAGCGACGCGTACACCTCGGCGCGCACCGTCACGTTGAGACCGGGGCCGGCGGTGACGACCGGGTCGTCGGCCGGGGTCCCGTACACGCCGTCGTCGGAGAACCGGGCTGCCAGCCGTTCGTATTCGAGGTCGGTCACCTCCCGGTTGTTCGCCGGGTCCGGCCTGCTGCTCTGTGCCACTCTCTACCTCGCTTCGATCCTGCCGAGCCTGCGGCCCAGCTCACGCACCATCTGCACGACCTGCGGGTCCGACGTCGCCGACGGGGACCCGATGAGCGCGGTCACGTACTCGCCGCTGTTCGGCGTGGCCTGCAAGTGGATCGACCGCACCAGGTCGACCACCTCAACACCGGTCGGCAACGCCACCGTGACGCGGTCGCCAAGCCCGTAGTCGCGGCCCGCCCGCAGGTCCGGGGTGTCAACGGTGACCGTCGCCAACTCGACCGGCGCCGCCCCCTGTGCGAGCGCCTCGGTGCCGTCCTGCGTCAACTCGCCGGCCGCGTCGTTGTCCGCGCTCCCGTTCACGAGCTGCTCGACACGCCACCACGTGGCAGCGGCGGCCGGATCGGCGACCTCGACGTACGCCCGCGGCGTCGCCTGATCCGACCCGGTCACCAGCGCGTGCGTGACGGTCGGCGCGGACTGCTTGTAGGTGAGCGACCTCAAGTTCCCGAGCCCCTCGGAGAAACGCGCCGTCTTCGTGCGGTCGGCCGGCTGGTACACCTCGAACTCGATACCGCTGCTGGTCTGCCGGGTACGGAAGCCGATGCCGCCGCCGTCGATCGCCACCCGCCGGCAGGTGGCGAGCAGCCCCTCGAACCTGGTGTTGACGCTCGTCGTGGTGCCCACCCCGGCGGCGGGGGCGAGGGTGAAGTTCGGGATGCGCCGGTCGGCCCGCGCGGCCGGCCCGCAGTTCTCGGTGACCAACTGCCTGATGATCGTTTCGGCGTTGGAGTTGAGGATCTGCCGGGCCGTGGCAGGCTGCGCCGTCCACGCGGACGCAGGCGCCGGCCACGTCAGGTAGCCCGCCGGGCGGGCGAGATCGTCGGTGAAGTTCACGGTGACCCGGCCGGGCGGCGCCTCACCGTCGGTGCCGACGCCGTACGCGAGATCCTGCGGGATCTCCATCGGGCCCGCGCACCACACCTGCCGGTCGCGGATGACGACGAGCCGGCGCCCCGCCTGTAGCTGCGCCATCGTGTCCGGGTACGCAGGCAGCGTCACGGACCCGGACGCGGGCTCGTTGAAACGGGTCGTCACGTCGAGGTTCGACCACCCGGCGAGCGGGTCGCCCTGCGGCACGAGGTCCTCGTCGGTGACGAGTAGCTGTATGGCCACCGGCCCCCCTTCACGCGGTCTGGTAGCGGGGACTGAACTGCAGGTCGACGGCGCTGCCCGCGCCTGCCCCGGTCAGTGCGAACGTGACGTTGTTGACGCCGGGGTCGAGGCCCCACAGCACCGCGTCGGGCCAGTTGAGCGCCCCAAGCCAGTTGGCGCCGTCCTGGTAGCGCACCTGCACGGGCTCGGTCCGCACGGTGACCTGCTGCCCGGCGAGCAGCGGCCCGTGCCCGACCTCGGAGGGGTCGAGAGTGAAGCTGTCGCCGGTGTCCTGCCGCATGAACGTGACCAGGGACGCCGGGCCGGTAATCGTCCATGTCGGCCACACCGTCTCGTCACCCGGATTGGTGACCGTCGTCGCGCCGAGCACCTGACTCGACGACACCGACGGGTACGGGCGCAGGAAGTCCCGGCCGACGCCCTGCTCGCGGTGCACGCTGATCGTGTCGGCGTCAACCCAGAACGGATCCTCGGCCCACAGGGTGATGACTGCGGTGTCCGACAGGATGCCGGACCCCTGCGTGCCCCGCCCCTCGAACCCGGACCGGTAGTGCACGTTGATGCGGCGCCGGCTGCCGTCCGGGCGGGTAATCTCCAGCACGCCCGGCGGGCGCCGCCCGTCCGGGCCCGGGCGCAGCGTCCGCGTGAACGCCGTCGCGAGCGCCCGCCACCGCTCGATGAACTCCATGTGCGAGGTGTCGCTGTACACGTACAGCGGCCACACGATGGCACGCGGCTGCGGCTGCGCGTGCCGCAGCCGCTCACCCCCGCGTGGCTGCGCGTCCGACGTGTACTCGTACTCGACCGCGCCGAGCCCTGACACCCCCGCGGACAGGGTGAACCAGCCCGCGAGTTCGTCGGTGAGCGGCCACACCGTGCCCGACGGATCGGTGTACGTCGCGGTCGCGAGCCCGATCTCGGGCAGCGGCACCGGCGTGCCCCCGCCGGTCGGGGGACCGGTCGGCGGGGTGGTCACCGGTGCTGTGATGATCGGCATCTAGTGTGGCCTCCCCACCCGCGCTCGCGCGTCCTGCTGGCGCTGCAGCAGTTCGAGGTCGCGCACCGTCATGTCGAGCGTGCGCGGATAGAAGTTGTACGTGTCGCCGCCCGCCTCGCCGGACCGGCCGGCTGCCGCCGGTACGACCGCCCGCGCCGGGAGCCCTGCTGCGGGCGCCTGCACGGACATGTCTCGGGCCATGCTCTCGACGACAGCAGCGCCCACCTTCCGCATAGACGAGTCGTGGTCGAGGACGGTCTGCCCGCCGCCGAACTGCAGCAACTCGGGGCCGCGTTCGCCGACCCATGCGACCTCGCCGGGGCGGGGCTTGCCGCCGTCGGCGTAGCCCTTGCCGGTGAACCCGTAGTGATGCGTGAACAGCGAGTCCCTGTACGAGCGGGCGCGGGAGCCGATGACGACGCCGTCGCCGCCCCTGGACTCGACGTTCACGCCGTTGATCGTTCCGGCGGTGTGGCCCACACCGCTGTTGGTGATGCCGATCATGTACGGGCTGCGCTTGTTGAGCTGCCACCCGGGCGGCGCGATCCGGCCCGAGAAAGCGCCGGTCGCCCACCTGCGGTGCGGGCGCTCGCCCCTGATCACCGACTCGATCGCGGACACCAGGCCCGAGCAGTCCCACGAGGGGTTTCCGTTGCCGCCCCACTGGTACCGCTTGCCGTTCTGCGTGCGCGCCCACGACAGACCGGCCTTGTAGCCCTTACCGCCGATCCCCGCCTTCTCCAGCGCCTGATCGGCGCCGTCGGAGTAGCCGATGATGTCCTTGATCATGCGTTTCGGGATGCCGCTGATCATGTCGCGGTACACCGACTTCGAACCGGCGATCTTGTCGAGCAGCGGGCGAACCATCTTGTTCAGCCCGGCCTCCGCCGACGCCTTGACACCATCCTTCAACCAGTCGAGCCCCGACTTCGCAAAGTCAACCGTCTTCGACGCCGCCGACTTCACCCAGCCAAAGATGCCGCCCTTCGCGAACCCCTCGCCGCCCTGGAACGGGGCGAGGGACTGGCCGTGCAGGGCCGCCCGGTTGACCGCGAGCAGCCGCGCCCGCTCGTACGGGTCGCGCAGCGCCTCGGACACCGTGACGCCCTCCCCGCGCCGCAGCGGCACGAGCTGGTCGTCGCCGTCGCGCCACGACGACTGGCCGGCCAGGAGACCGCCGCGAGCGAATCCCTTGAACGCCGGTAGCTGTGGCGCTCCGAATGCCTTGGCCACGGTGTTCCAGACGGGGCGAATGCCCTTTCCGTAAACCGTGTCGATGATGAATTCGACGGGCGTCTTCGCGATCCCGGAGACCTTGTCCCACGCGATCTTGATGCCTTTGCGGGCGGTGTCGAACGCGTCCGCTACCTGGCCCGTCGCCGTCTTGAGGGCGTCGAACACGGGCTTGATGCCCTTGTCGTAGCCCGTCGACACGACCGTTTTGATTCCCGACATGGCAGGCGCGACGGCCTTGTCCCACAGCCACGTGAACCACCCGCCGGTGGTTTCCAGCCCGCCCTTCAGGTAGCCGAAGATCACGGACACGCCGGCCCACAGCAGCTTGCCCCCGGCGACGATCCACCCGAAAACCGGCTTGGCCGCTTTGTCGTACAGCCACTTGAACCAGCCGCCGACGGTCTGCAGCCCGCCCTTCAGGTAGCCGAAGATCAGGGAGATCCCGGCCCACAGCAGCTTGCCGCCGGCGACGATCCCGTCGAACGCAGGCTTGATCGCGTTGGTCCACAGCCACAGCCCGAGCGCGCCGATCCCCTCGAACGCCGGCTTCAACGCGGTCTGCCACAGCCACGTACCGATCGCCGCGACCGCCTTGAACGCGATCACGATCGGTGCGACGACGATCGTCACGAGCACGGTCGCGAGGATGCGCGCGCCCATCGAGATCGCCGAGAACACCGGCGACAGCACGGTCGACCACAGCCACGTTGCGGTTGCTCCGACCTGCTGCAGCGCGGCCCATATCCCGTTGAGCGCCGGTTGGAGGAATCCGTGCCACGCGGTCATCGCCGCGGACTGGATGCCCTGCCACGCCCCCTGGACGATCGCCCGGAAGGTTTCGCTCTTCTGGTAGGCGACGACCAGCGCGGCGCCGAGCGCGACGACACCGACGATGATCAACCCGATCGGGTTCGCCGACATGACCGCGTTGAGTACGGTCTGCGCGGCCGCCCACCCGCGGGTCACGGCCGACGCCGCGAGGATCACCCCGCGGTACGCCGCGAACGCGGCCGTCATGCCCCACGTGGCGATCGTGGACGCGCCCGCGACCAGGGCGATACCGCCGATCGCGATACCGAGCGGGATGAGCCACGCCCCGTAGTCCTTCACCCACTGCACGCCGCCCGCGAACGCGTCGGCGGTGCCCTTCGCCGCGGGCACGAGCACGTCGAGCAGCGCCCCGCCGACTTCCTTGACGACGGGCAGCACATAGGTGTTGAGGCCCTGGCCGAGCTTCACAGCGGCGGGCAGCACGTACTTCGTCGCGGCGTCCGAGAGTCCTTGCAGCACCTGCCGCTTGAACACCTCGAACGGCCGAGTCGCGTTGTTGTGCAGGGTCTTGCCCATGCGGTCGGCGGCGCCGCCGATCTTCCCGAGCCCGGCCGCCGCCGTCGACGGGTCCATCGCGTACAGTGCCCGCCCGAGGTCCTCTGCTTGGGTACCGAACAGGGCGACCGCGGCCTGCGACTGCACGACCGGGTCTTTAACCCCGCGCAGCTTGTCGAGGGTGAGGTCGAGGACCCCGTTCGCGGCCTTCCCGCCCTTCGCGAACTTGGCCGCCATGTCGTCGGCGTTGAGCCCGAGCATCGTGAACCCGTCGGCGGTCGTCGTCGACCCGTCGACCGCCCTGATGCTGAACTCCTTGATCGCGTCGGCGGCCTTGTCGCCGTCGCGGGCACCCGCCTGCAGCGCCTGATTGATCAGCCCGATCGACGTCGCACCGTCGAGCCCCGCCTGCCGGAACAGGGTGCTGTACTCGGTGATCGTGTCGAGCAGATCCTCGGCCTTGTCCGCGCCGGACTGGTAGCCGGCCGTGAGCAGGTCGAAGCCTTCCTTGCCGTCCTTGACCAGCCCCGTGCGGATGAGCTGCCCGACCGCTTTCGCGGACTCGCCGACGTCCGAGCCGAACGTCTCGGCGAGGTCGAGCGCCGCCTTGCTGAGCCCGACGAGTTCCTTCTTCGGGGCGTTGATCGACGACGCGCCGTTCTGCGCAAGAGACCGGAGCGCGTCATTGACCTGGTCGACGGACTCGCCGTAGCCCTTGGCGTACACCCCTCCGGCGATCTTGCCCGCGCGAGCGGACTCCTTCTCCGTGAGCCCGAGCTGCGCGCCGAGCCGCGCCCGGCTCTTGTCGTCCGCGGCGGCCTTCGAGAAACCGACCGCGAACGCGGCGCCCCCGGCGGCGGCGATGCCGGCGGCCCCGGCCTTGACGATGCCGCCGATGCCGCCGAGGAAGCCGCGGCCGGCGTCCCGCCCGGCGGTCGTGCCGGCGTTCGTGGACTCGCCGCGGATCTGCTGGCTGAGCAGCCGGCCGAACCCGCGCGCTTCGGGGACGACGGACACGTACCCGACGCCGACCTCGACCGGCATACTCGATCACTCCTTCGCGGGCAGTACCTGTGCGGTGATGCGCTCGTACGCCGCTTTCGCCTGCGCCCGGTCCTGCACCGCCTGCGCCTCGGTGTCCTCGGGCAGCGGGTCACCCGGCCGCCACGACGGCTCGGGCCAGGGCATCGCCGGTGCCTCGGGCTTGCGGTTGGCGTTGAGAAACGCGGTCAGCAGCAGGTCGATGAGATCCCGCGTGTCAGTGACCGCATAGTCGATGTGCTGCCACGCGTGGCCGCGGGCCGCGCGGGCGGTCGCCCCGTCCGGTGGCAGGCCCTCGACCATGACGCGCAGCCACCGCAGAGTGATCTCGCCCCGCCAGTAAGCGGCGACCGGGCCGCCGGGTCCGTACTCGGGGTAGTGGTGCGCGAGGTCCGCCTCGACCGCCTCGGGGTGCTCGCCGAGGACATCGAGCACGCTGTACGAGACGGGCTCGACGACGTCGTCGCCGTCGCCTACCCCCTCGTAGGGCGGTGCTTCTGCATGATGTCCGTGGCCTCGTTCCGGACCGCCACGTACAGCAGCGCGACGTCGCCCGGCCGGCCGCCCGCCGCGAGGAACAGCTCCCACTGGTCGCCGAGCAGTACGCGGGCCTTGCCCTCGTCGCCCTCGGCGGCGTCGATGTCCTTCTGCATGGCGTCGGACGTGAACACGGGGTGCGGGAACCAGAAGACGTCACCGGCGTCGCCGACCTCGAACTCGACGCGCTCGTCGGGCGTGCCGAGGGCGTCGGCGTACGAGCGGCGCACCGACTCCAGCCGGTACCGCTTCGCGTTGGGCTTGCTCATGATCATGCCTCTTTCTCGGGTGAGCAGTGGGTGAGCATGCAGAGGGCGGAGGACGGTCGGGGCTCACCCAGAACCGCCGTCCCCCGCCCGCTTGTGTGTGGGTCAGCCGCCGGCCGGGGCAAGCGCCCGCCAGCCGGGCCCGTCGACCCATTCCTTCTCCGCGGTCAGCAGCACCGGGTCGCGGTACGCCTGAACCGTCACCGGCCACTGCGTCTCCGTCGACCGCGCCCACTGCGAGTCGTCCTTGCTGGTGACGCGAGCCTTCGGGTAGTGCTTGACGATGTAGATCTCGCCGCCGTCGTCGCCGTAGTCGAGGCCGATGAACAGCAGCCGGTAGTACGGCAGTCGCGGGATAGACGGGCGGGTCATCTCCCACTGCGTTCCGAGCGCCGGCAGTGCCCCGTCGCCGGACAGGGGCAGCCCCTTGTACATGGACACCGTGGCGGCGTTCGTCTCCTGCGGGGCGTACCCGCCGGTGAGCACCTCGGATTCGACGTCCGAGCGGGTCGGCTCGACGGACTGCGACGACGTCACGTCGGCCATGGACAGGTCGGACGTGAACGTCAGACCGTCGTCGGTGGTGTAGCCGATCGGCACGTACCCGGCCGGCAGCGCGGCGAGCGCTCCCGTCGCGGTGTCGAACGGGGCGGTGACCGCGGCGACCGAGTAGTCGGCCGCGTAGATCGCCTGCACGAGCTGCTTGCGGATGAGGTTGTTCCTCAGCCCGTCTTCGAGTACGGGCGGCGTCGGTGTGGTCATGCGTCCCTCCATGGGAGAACCCCGGCCGCCGCCGGGGGTGCGTGGTCGGATGGCGGGTGAGCCAGGGATCAGGGGGCGAGCGTCGTGCCGCGCATCGACACCTCGACGGCGAACGCGGCCCGCGGCTGGTCCGACACCGGGTCGGGTAGCGTGTTCGGGCCGCCGACCTCGGCGACGTCGTACACGCGGACACCGCCCCGCAGTCCGGGCATGGCAAGCATGAGCGGCCGCACGACGCCCACCAGGTCGGCGACGTCGTCGTCGTCCTCGCCCCACACGTGGACGTCGAGGCGTGGCCGGTCGGTGACCAGGTCGAGGCGAGCGCCGCCGATCCGTTCAAGGCGCACGAACCGCGCCGGACGCGGGCTCGGCACCCGGGTGCGCACCGGCACGTCGAGGCCTTGAGCGTCGAGCGCCTGCTGCAGGTACGCGCGGGCGACGCTGACGGAGTCGGGGAACTCGATCGGCGGGCCGGTCACTCGACCGCCCTCGCCGCGTCGAGGGCGCGCAGCAGCGCCCGCCGGGACACCTCGGGATCGCTGGTCGAGTAGTCGCCGATGACGGCGCCACGGGCCCGGTGCTCGCCCGTCTCGACGTCGACCCGAAACTGCCCGCCAGCCTCGGACGCCCGCGCGGCCGCCTCGGCGACCGCCCTCGTCTTCCGCTCGATCATCGCCCGTGTCTGCGGTGTCCGCAGGAACGTCGCGATGTTCTGCCGGTTGGGGATGAACCGGTTACCGGCCACGGTCACTCACCCCTCAACGGTCTTCAGCCTGATCTCGTAGTGGTGCAGCTCGTTCGGCGTGTACGCCGGCCCGGGCGGCCCGCTGACCTCGAAGCGCAGCCCCTGCCAGTGCACGCGGTCGTTGCCGTACACCGTGAGCGGCAGCCCGTCGGCGTCGATCGGGTTGCAGAGCATCGTCCACTCGCCGATCTGCGCGGCCCGCTGGTCGTTGTCCTCGCTGCCGGTGTTCTGCTGCACCCACGCCCACACAGGCGTACGCGCCGACGTCGACCAGTCGGCGACCACGTTGCCGTTGCGGTCCGTGCGGGTGCCCGGGTGCTCGACCTCGACCAGGTGCGGCAGCACCGACTCGTCGATCACAGGACCCGCCACCCGACGTCGGCCGGGTCCGGCGACCAGCCCGGCAGGCCGTCGTCGCGCAGCCCGACCGTGTACGCGGCGTCCGCGCTCGGGTCGGCGGCGTCCTCAGGCTGCAGTTGCGCCTTCTCGTCGTCGGTGAGGTACAGCCCGCCGTCCTCGCCGAGCGACTCGGAGTACTGCCCGATGGTGCGCTGCCGGTATCCGCCGGGGTTGGCCATGACCCGGCGGACCACCGACACGGCGATCGCCGTGAGCGTCGCCGGGTCCGGCTGGTACCCGGCCGGGATGTGCCGGCGCATCAGCGCCGACGCGTCGTCGAGGTACACCTCGACCTGCCTGCGCCGCGGGCTGCCCTCGGGCAGGGAGACGGCGGCGCGCGCCTCGTAGTCCTCGACTGTCGCGAACGCCGCCACCGCCGCCACCGCCCTACTCCTTCGGCTGCTCGGGCTCGATCAGCCCGGCGTCCTCGGCGGCCGCGATGATGTCCTCGCGGCTCATGTCCGAGTCGACGCCGACGCCGTTCTGCTCGGCGAATGCGCGCCACGCGTCGACGCTAGAGCCGCGGCCCGACCGAGGCGGCGCCTCGACCGTGGCCGGCCGCTGCGTGCCCGGGTCGGTGAACCCGACCGTCTCGGGCCCGTCCTCGCCACGCACCTCGGCGTCGGTCTCCCACGCGTGGTCGCCGATCTTCTCGGCGACCGGGGCGGGCACCTTCGAGTCCGGCCCGTACGCGACACCGTCGACGTGCACGAACGTCTTCAGCCTGCGGCCCATCAGCGCACCACCGCCTTGAACGTCAGGTTCGGCGTGCGCAGCACCGGCATGCCGATCGCCGCCACGTGCGTCCACAGCCGGATCGGGTTCTTCGTCTTGTACGTCGCGGCGACGACACCGGCGCGGCCCTCGACCGCGGAGTACTCCGGTTCGAGCGATTCCTGCGTCGTGCCGAGCAGGAACCCGCCGAGGTCGGTCGGCTGCGCCGCGTCCGTCGCGCCCGGGGCAGGAACGAACACGAGCGCGTCGGCCGGCATGACGCGGGTAGCGACGCCGTCGACGGACACGCGGGCGTCGTTGAGTTCGATCGGCGGCAGGTCGAGCCCGTCGAGGACCGTGTTCAACTGGTCGACGCTCACCATCGGCGCCGAGCCGGCCGGGGCGAGCGGGTACACCTGCCGGACGACCTGGTCGCACTGCCGCATGTCCGCGAGGACGGTGCGCGGCATCAGCATCCGGTCGGGCGGCGTGCCGTTCGTGTCGATGTAGGTCTGCACCCACGCTTCGAGGTCGTCGAGCGGCCGCGCGTTCGCATGGTCGGTCCACAGCACCGCGGCCGTGACGGTGTGTTCCGGCTTGCGTCCGAAGTCGACCGGCGGCAGGTCGAGCCCGTTCTCCTTGATCGTGAACCGCGCGTTCGCGAGCGCCTCACCCTTGCCGACCTCGAACCTCGCGGCGATCTTCGCGGCGAGACGGTTCGCGTCACGCGCGATGAGGCGCCGCATCGGGTTGTTGTCGTCCATGTTGCGGACGCGCAGGCTGTCGTACTCGTTGAGGAAGATCGCCTCAGAGATCGGGGGCAGCTCACCCATCACGTCCGACACGCCCTCGCGGCGCCCGATCCGCGCCTCGGCGTCCCACGACCGGTACACCGCGGTCTCGGTCAGACCGCCCTCGCCGCCCTTGCTGTAGCGGTACGTGATGTCGTCGATCTCGACGTTCGGCAGCCACCTGCCGAGGGTGAACGCGTTCACCTGCTGCTCGGCGAGCGCCACCCGCGTGAGCGGTGTCAGCTCCTCGGGCGCGATGTACGTGTCGTCGAAAACCCAGCTCATCTAGGTCACGTCCTCTCAGATGAACCGGATCGAACCGGCGACGTCGGCCTTACCGGCGGCGTCGACGGGGACCGGAAGTCGGGACTCGCGCACCTTGCCGTGCACGAACATGGCGGCGCCGACGTCGACCGTGTTGTCGGCCGGGGCGCCGACGGCGGCGAACAGGAACCCCACGAGCACTTCGCGGCCGTCGCTGGCCGCGCCGTCGTACGGGCCGAACTTCTTCGTTGCGGTGATCTGCCCGAGCGGGATACCGCTCTTGACATATCCCGCGGGGTAGTGGGTGGCCGGGGTGAACGTCGAGACGTCGAGCGTGATCGACTCGGTCGCCTGCGTGCCGTGGCTGCTTCCGATCCACGACTGATCGTCCATCCCGAACGTGCGAACCGTCTGCTGCAGGTTCATGTCGGGTGTCTCCTAGGTCAGTTGTTCGCGGTGCCGCGTCGCGGTCCGATGAGTTCCTCGTACAGAGCGACACCGTCCGCTGCGCTGCCGCGCTTGTCCTTGCTGCGGCCGGAGCCGTTGCGGGCGCCCTGATAGCCGCGCCCGGTGCGACGCCGGCGGCGCGTGTCGCGCTCGTCCTGGTCGTCGTCCTCGTCGTCCGTGTCGGACCGCTCGGGAGCGAGCTTGTCGACGAGCTTCGAGATCGCGTCGTCGTCGACCTCTCCGTCGTCGTCGACGTACTTGCGCAGGTTGATGTCCTCGACGACTGCCTTCGGGTCGGGGATCCGGCCCTTCGCCGCCGCGAGGAAGGCACTGCGGGCGATGCGCTCGCCGCCCTTGACGCGCTCTTCGGCGCGGGCTGCGGCGACCGCCGCCTCGGTCTCGCTCATACCCTCGCGCTTCAGCTTGGCGAGTTCCTCGGCGGCGCTGCTGTTCTTCTTCGCCCGCGCCTCCCACTTGCGTGAGGCGGCGAGCCGCTCGGCGACCTGCTTCGGCTTGAGCCCTTCCTTCTTCCACTGCTTGAGGGTCTCGGCCCACTCGTCGTCGCCGTCGTCGTTGTCGTCCTTGTCGGAGTCGTCGCCGCCGTCGTCGTCCTGGTCGTCGTCCTCGCCGCCGTCGTCGTCCTCGGCACCGCCGAGGATCGGGTAGATCGGCTGCAGTCCGTCCTCGCCGGGGCGCGGCTTACGCCAGCCGACGGCGAGCTGCCCGGTACGGGCGTGACGGGGAAGGGTGCTCTTGCGCATGGTGTCTCCCGTGTCGGGGTGGGGTGAGCAACTGGTGCGCCGTGGCGGCGCGGGAATCACGAGCCGGGGATGTCGTCCGGCCCGGTGAACTCGTGGCGGCGGACCGCCAGCAGCGGCCCGTACTCGCCGTGCTGCCGCGTGATGATGACCTCGCGGTAGTCCGGGGCCCGGCCGCCACGGTCTGACGAGCCGATGCCCTTCGTCACGGCGGCGTGCGCCTCCTTCAGCAGGCCCTCGTCGATGATCTGGCCCGGGTCCCGGTTGTCCGGCAACGGGTCGGGCTTGCAGTGACAGCCCGGGTGAATCGGCATCAGGTTCTCGACCCGGTACCGCTGCGTGCTGGCGATGACGCACAGCGCGCAGTTCTTCGTCCCGGTGAGACGGCGCCGGAAGTACTTCGCGCCGCTGCGCTCCATCGACTGCCGGGCCGCGTGCGTCCGCGCGAGCTGCAGGTCGGTCTCGGTGATCGACAGCAGCCGAGTGCGCGCCTCGCCGAGCGACGCCGCATAGTCGTGCCCGGCCGACAGTGCGCTGTACAGCGTGACGAACGGCCGGTGATACACCTCGGCCGGGTCGACGCCGCGCAGCGCTTCGTCGAGCTGCACACCCACCGGCGCGGCCGCGCCGCCGAGCATGTCGGCGACCATCGCCGCGAGGTACGCGTCGGTGATCTGTCCCATCGTCTGCTGCGCCGCGAGCACGACCGGCAGCACCCGCTCGATGAACAGGGCGGCGTCCGCGTCCCGGTACGAGCCGAGGGAGTCGAACGCGTCGAGGACGAACGTGATCAGGCGGTCGCGCAACGACTGCGACATGGCGTCGTACCGGTCGTTGAGCGCCGCCTGCAGCGCCTCATTCGCCACCGCCGGCCCCTCCGTCGTCGGGCAGGGTGTTGCCCGCCGTCGGCGCCGGGTTCGCGGGCAGCAGCGACGCGCCGAGCAGCGCGGATGCCGCGGCGCTCGCGTTGATGCGCCGGATCCGGTCGGTGGTCTCGTCGAGGTCCTCGGCGATGATGTCGAGCGGGTACCCGATCGACTTCAGCTTCGTCGCTGCGTCCGCACGCACCGCGGGCGACAGGTACTCGGGCCGCGCCCACCGCACCCGCGCCTCGGTGTAGTCCCGCTCGACGCCGGCCTGCGCCGCGGCGAGGCTCATCACGTCTTCGAGGCCCTCGCCGAAGCTCGCGATGTGCTCGCGGCACTTCGCGACGTGGTTGAGGTCGAGAGCCGCGATCGTGTCCGCCGAGATGTTCACCATGTCGCCGGCGTAGTAGTACGCGGGCGTCTCGCTGATGATGAGCGCGTCGCGGATATCGGCCGCGTGCTCTTCCAGGAACGGCCGCAGATCGGTCGCTTCGAGCTGCCCGAACCTCGCGTTCTCGCCCTCGGACACCCACACGCTGTTCGGACCGGGCACAAAGGGCTGATCAACCGTGGTGAGACCCGTTGCCGGGTCGGTGCGCTTGTTGAACTTGTGGCCGGTGACCGTCTTCTGCCTCCACCCGGAGTACCGCGACGCCGCCATACGGTTCAGGACGCCCATGTTGACGCGGTCCTGAATGTCTATGACACCCGCGAACTCGGGCTCGGGGTCCTCGCCGAGGTCGGGCATACGCGCGAACTCGACCAGGGGCACGCGCCCGAGGTCGTGCTCGACGCCGTCGTCGATCGGCTCCCATGAGTCCGGTCCCCACGGCAGCCGGTTCGGCGTGCACCGCTCCTTCGTCCGGTACGCCCATATCTCGTCGTCGTACATCACCCACGCGCGACCGTAGCCGTCAAGGTCGTCGTGAATCGCCCGTACCCCGACTCGTACCTCGCCGGTCGCCGGGTCCCGCTCGACGATCGCCTCGCGCGGGTGCTCGGCGGTGATCAGCGGGGACGGGCGGCCGTTGGCCTCGGTGCTGGTCGGGTGCTCGCCGACGAGCATGTACCCGACCGACTGCGCCATGGCCACGCGCCACACCAGGTTCTGCCGCGAGTCGAGCCGATTGAGCTGCCACCACCGGGCTGCGTCCTCGTCCGGGGTACCGTCGTCCGCGGTCACGCCGAGGGCGTACAGCCGGTGCACGGTCGAGTTGGCGATCACGCGGCAGACGTTGGTGCGGCTCTTCCGCTGGAAGTCCAAGAACGCCTGCTCTGCCTTGCGTGGCAGCTCGGGCAGCGGCGGCCGGCCCCGGTAGTAGCGCCACCACTCGTCGAGCACTCCCGCGCGCTTCCGCATGCGGCGCCCGAGACGCAGCAGCATGAAATCCGGGTTGTCGAGTTCGGGTGTCTCGTCGAGCACGGTCGCCCCCTCTCAGAATGTGCCGCCGAACATCTCGGGTTCCTCGGCTGCGATGCCCTTCGCGATGGCGTCGAGCCGGCACTGCCACGCCAGCACTGCGGCGACCGCGGCGTCGATCTTGTCCGGGCTGTCCGGGTTGGCTTTCATGATCTGTATGCCGGACCGTGTCTTGCGGCGCCGGGAGTTGAGCAGGTGCCGCACGAGTGGCGACGAGCCGTCGTGCGTCAGCTCGCCCTCGGTCAAGGCGGTGTGGAACTTCTCCAGCGCCCGCACGATGAGCAGCGACCGGCCGCCCGTCATCCACCACTCGATCGGATGGTTCCGGGTGGCCTGCACCTTCAACCGGGGGCCGTATGCCGCCTCCCAGTCCGCAACGTGCGACTCCCACTTGGCGGGGTCGGCGTACATGCCGACCACGTCGTACGTCGCGAACGCCTCGTGCACCGCGGCGAGCACCTCGACGACCGGCACCTGCCACTCGATCAGCTTGCCGTCCGACCCGACCTCGGGCCGCGGCGGTTGCTCCCACACGCCGATCGTGAACACGTGCCCGTCGCTGAGCCTGCAGCCGATCAGCGCCGTCGCGTCCGTCACCCCGCGGGCACGCTTCCGCGAGCCGTCGAACCCGAGCACGATCCGGTCGCCCGGCTGCACGGTCTTCCCGAGGTCGGACGACGCCCGCACCTCGGGCTGCGTCAGCCACGCGTCCGAGGCGTGGGTGATCTGGTTCAGGAAGTCCGCCCGCAGATCCTGCGGCTCGTTCGACGTGTCCCAGAACCCGGCGGTGATGCCCTCGATCGGCGACCAGCCGGGCGGGCACGGCGGATCGTGCAGCACACACCCGTCGGGGTGATCGCTACTGTCGCCGTACGCGTACCGCAGACCCTCGACGAGCGACCGCTCGTCGCTCATGTCCGTGTCCGGCGGTGCCTCCCGGTGGTCGACCAGGATGCCTTTCGCTCGCGACCGGCCGTCGATGATCGCCTGATAGTCCGCCGCCGACCGCTCCGCAACGGACCCCTCGCCCGGCGTGAACGCGTTCGGCGTCTCGATCAGGCTGCCGCCGATCTTCGTCGCGTTGAACCGCATCGTCTTCGCGAGTTTCGTCCCGCCGTTCGTGTCCTTCCATTCCTCGGTCTGGTCGAGCGCCGCGAAGCACGCCGGGTCGCCCTTCGTCGACGTCGCCGACGACGTGATCGCGGTGATCTCTCCGCGCGGCAGGTAGACGACCGTGTCGAGGACGTCGAGCCCATAGTCGGCGGCGAGCGACTTGCCCCGCGCCATTTCGAGCAGCGGGATCCATGTGTTGTCGGTCTGCTGCTCGGTCACCGCGGCGATACGCACGAGCGGCGTGCGGATCGAGTGCCACGGCCGGCCGATCGGCTCGCCGTACGCGTCGAACCCGTCGGCGACGACGTCGGCGCACGCCTCGGCGAGCGCGATCGCCCCGACAAACGGGGACTTGCCCCAGCCGCGCGGTCGCGACAGCAGCGCGCGGCGGATGATCCGCTTGCCGGTGACCGGGTGTACCTCGTAGTACCTGCAGAGGAACTCGGCCTGTTCCCGGTGCGGCACGAACGGCGCGCCGTCATCCCGGCCGGGCGCCGCAAGGTTCTGCATCATCCAGTCGAGGACGTACCACCCAAGCGTGGGGCGCTCGCCCTCGTACTGCGGGCCGCGCCACGGCATGACGCCCCCTCTACGCTCCCTTGCCCTGGTCGGTCTTCCCGCCCGGCATCATCCGCAGGTTCCCGTACATCTCCCGCGCCGACGGCACCCCCGACCGGCCGCGGCCCTGGTCGGCGTCGTCCGCCTCGGCGAACACCATCCGCAGCCGGGCACGCGACGCCGGCGTCGACCCGAACTCGGAGACGCGCAGCCGCAGCTCGCCCGCGAGCGACAGGTTTCCCGACCAGTAGCGCGCGTGGATCAGCGCCGTGTCGAGTAGGTACTCCCAGTCGGACGCGCCGAAGTGCTCGGCCTGCGGCGAGTCGATCCACATCTGCCACCACTCGCGGGTGCGCTCGGGCCAGTGGAACTCGACGAGTTCGTCGCCCTTTTCGATGCGGAAGTCGGGCAGCTCGGGCGCCTCGGCGTGCTCCCACCTGAGTACGGTCTGCGGCACGGCGTCCTTGTTGCGCCGCGCCTTGCGGTCCTTGGGGACCGGGCCTACGCCGCCCATCAGCCCGCCTCCTTCTGCTGCGCCTCGGTGAACGCCTGCAGCTTCGCCTCGGCCTGCTCGGCTCGGGCCAGCACCTCGCGCGCCTTCACCACCGGATCCACATGAGGGCCGCCGAACACCTCGCAGACCGCCCGCAGCATGTCGTCGGCGGCGACTCGCCCCGCCTCGGCCTGCTCGGCGCGCTGCCGTACGTCCTCAACGTCCTCGACGACGCCCCGAACCGGGCCCATACCGGTGCGACCAGTCGCCGCGGCATGCATGTCGGCGATCGTCTTGCACGCGCCCTCGTAGTTGCGGCGCATCTCGTCGCGCTCGAAACGCAGTTCAGTCTCGGCGACGAGTTCGGCCGGCTCGGGCAGCGCCAAGTCGTTCGCCGGGATCTCGACCGTTTCGGGCGTGACGATCACGGCGCGCGCCCCGATCCGCTCGGCGACGTCGCTCCAGTAGTCGCGCACCGGTCCGTGATCCATGCCGATGATGACGCGCTGCGGCATCGTTTCGTCGACGACGAGCACGTACGGCGGCCGTACGTCGTCGGTGCCCTCGGGCAGTTCGAGAATCTGCAGGCGTGCCATGTGCTGTACCTCCCGTGTCGGGTGCGCTGCAGCGCGCGCCCGTGCCGGGCCGCTACAGCAGAGAATCGATGACGTGCTGCAAGTCGCCGAGCCGACGCGGCGTGTCGCCGAACGTCTGGCCCGTGACCGCGATGTACCGGCCGGTCGCGTACACCTCGACCGTGCCCGCGCCGAGCCGCAACCGCCGGCCAGCCCCGCCCGGCAGCGCACCGCGCCCCCAGACGTGCAGCCCGTCGCCGCCCGCCGACCGCTCAACCCAGCAACCCGCGGCCGCGTCGAGCAGGCCCTGCGCCCACGGTGCGACCCGGTCGCCGTCGAGGCAGTGGTCGAGGTCGAGCACGACGATCCCGTCGCCGTCCAGGACGAACCCGAGACCGACGCCGGCTGACGACCGCGCCGCGTCCCGGTACGTCGACCAGGTCGACGCGTCCGTGCTGCTCGCCACCGCACCGCCGACCGTGACCGGCACCTTCCGCGCAGTGCGCCGCACCCACCGCGGGCGGGCCGTGAGTTCGGCCGGCACCGACCGGCGAGCGCGGTGTGCGGCCGCGCGGCACTTCGGCGAGCAGAACCGGGCGTGCCGCCGGGCGGTGATCCGCAGCGGCTGGCCGCAGGGCTCGTGTTCGCAGCGCGGGCTCGTCGAGGTCATGCCCCCATCGTACAGCCGCGTACGCTTTCAGTGCGCTGACCTGCATGTATCAGTCTCGTATCGGAGGGCCGACCGGCTGAGAGGCTGTCTGCGGCACCCCTACCGCGCGCCATCAAATCAGCCGGCCGCCCCCCTGCCCGCCCCGCAGCGGGCCGCCCACGCCCCGCAGCGTGGCCGTTCTCCCCAGACCCGTACAGAACCAGCCCCGCAGCACCTCCCGAGCGCCCCAGAGGGCGGGGGGAGGGGAGTCACCCCCCAGGGG